TTTTATGTAGTCAATCAGCACGATGAGAGACAACTATGGGTAAGTGAGTAGGGGACGCCCTACTTCACTCCCTAAACCTTTAACACCAAAGAGAAATGACACCTGAAGATGTTTTAGGATGTGTTTTAGTATTAGCTTGGAACGGATATCTAATTTATAAATGGAGGAAGAATGACAAATAAAGCTTGGGATGATTATATGAAGAAGCTGGGTAAGTCCAATGCTGCGGTTTGGCGTGTAGCAATGTACCTGCATAGCAAGAAGATGACAGTTACTGTACCCGCTTTGCATATCGCAGGTTCTAAGAAAGAGTACAGAGACTTCATAGATGAGGGTGATATAATCCTGCACCGAGATGGTAACAAAGAAATCATTGAAGTGAAGCACCAGTCTTGGGATTGGACTACACACGATGACATACCTTGGAACAATATTATTGTTTGCGCTAAGAAGTCTTACGATAGACACGATGTAAAACCTACAGCTTACTTCTTAGTAAACACACAACTAACACACGCTATTGTAATACCATCGTCAATGTATGAGCATTGGTTTACAGCGGATGTACACGACAAGAAAAAGGATTGGGTACAGACTATGTATAAGACTGACCCAACAAAGTATAAATTTGTAGAGCTATGATAAGAAAGAGAAAGCACGTAAGAGAGATACAGAAATACTTGGAGATGTTAATGATAGACCAAGTGAATCTAACAATCCAAGCCAGTAGATTTGGATGGACTGATGAGATACAAAACCAACTAACCAACTCTGCACTACTTATCCGTAAGTATCAGCGTAGGTTACGATTAATAAAAATGTAATATGAGTGACGGACAAGTAATATACGACATCGGTGTACGACTCGCTTGGAAGAAGAAGCGTGGTAATGGATACACCAATATGTACCTCGGTACAGAAGACAGACCCTTTCAGTTTGTAACAAGGGCTAAAGACCTTGATGCTATTAATCGCAATCCCGAGATGATTGCTAAGATGATGGCGTATGTAGGTGCAACAAGCAAAGCTGTTTACGATTTCTATGTACAGAAAGAGTTCTACCGCAAGGAGATAAGCAAGTCCTTTGCACACAAAGAAGAAGACTACGAGAAAGAATTTGGTAAATAATAAAAAAGAGCAATGAGAAACATTATCTACAAGGTTGAGGATGTAAGAGACTCCTTAACCACGCTACGCAAAGAAGGCGTTAAGAAGGGTGCTTGGACAGGGTTTGATTCCCTGTTTGATAAGTACTCAGTCAAGAAAGGTTCAACCACTTACATCTATGCTGGGGCGCATCAAGGTAAGTCTCAGTTTGGATTTGAACTGATGATGAACCTCGCTGAGTACAGCGGTTGGAAGTGGGCAGTGTACTCGCCCGAGACAGGCTCACCTGCTGAGGTGTTCGCAGAACTTCTTTGGGTGTACCTTCGTAAGCCCTTCCTTATCAATGACCATCTGACAGCTACAGATGAGGAGACTGAGAACGCTATTAAGTTTATCAATGAACACTTCTATATCATTGACAGCGGTCTGCAAGACCTGTCCATTGAGGGCTTCTATACAGCTGTAGAAACTATTGAAGAGGACAACTTCATCACCATTGATGGATGTATGGTTGACCCGTTTACAGAGATTAGAACAGATGTCAATAGCGGTGTGCGTGATGATATTGCTATCGGCCAGGTGCTGACCAAGGTGCGTAAGCATAGTGCAGAGAAAGACTTCCACACGATTGTAACAGTACACACTAAACACCAACAGGCCAAGTACAAGAACGGAGTACCTTATGTTGACAAGCCTACGATGAATGATATCGCAGGTGGTATGCAATGGTCCCGTAAAGGTATGATGGTGGTTAACGTATGGCGTTGCCCCTACGGATTAGAGGATACCAATGGTGTACCCTATGAGCCTAACCAAGTAGAGATTACAGTGGTGAAGGCTAAACCAAAGATTGTAGGTAAGCTTGGAACAGTTACCTTGTATTATGACAAAATGAAAAACAGATACTATGAACTCAATAGCAAAGGAGAAAAGCAGTTCGCCTATCCACAGTCTAATTCTTGATAGGAAGGTAGCCTTCGCCAACTTGGTGAGGGCGTACCTACGATTCAACGTAAGTGATGCACTAAATATTGTAGTGGAGAAAGATGGTAACATATCCATCAATGGTAAGTACTACAAGTTTGATGTTTCGGATTACACAGGTAAGTCGGAACAATACATATTCTTCAACCCTTCATCGGGTAGATTGGTAATAGAAGGAAATAATGTTAGCAAAGTTTATAAGTTGGAAGTAAACTTATTAGATGAAACGGTAGTTTAGGATATGGATACAAGAGAATTAATACTCCAAGAGTCTGAGGCTGTTACAGAGTTACTGCTTCAGAAGAATAAAGCCTATGGCGATTCTGCTCTTAACCCAGCAAACATCTTCGCAAGTGGCAACGCTATAGATAACCTATGCTGTCGCATTGATGATAAGCTGATGCGTATCAAGATGCGTGGTATTACAGATGAAACAGAAGACACTGTTCAAGATTTAATCGGCTACCTCATACTACTGAAGGTAGCACTAAGACGTAAAGATGTCTAAGAAAAACTCATTCGTTAGAGCAAGCATCTCGGGGGACTACGGTCAGGAGCTTGTGATGAATTACCTGAAAGACAAAGGCTACTCAACTGAGGAAGCCCCTAAGAAATTGTTCTACGATTGGGATGTTAAGGCTACCAAAGGTAATCGTACAGTAACCATTGAGGTGAAGTACGACAGCAAGGCGTATATGTGGGCAGCAAGGAGAGGTACTCCCGAGCAGCCAAACCTATACATAGAGTTTAGAAGCACTACAAGAAATGAGGACTCTGGAATCTTAAAGTCCAAGGCTGACTTCTACTTCTACATCTTAAAGACAGGAGATAAAGATATTGCTTTTGTGTTTGATAGGGTACAATTCTTGCAGCACTTACAGCTTTCCAATTATAAGGTGGTGGGTAATGGTGCTACAGGAGATGACAACGCCATTGGATGGATACCTCCACTGCACGAATTGCTTGTAGCAAGGTATGGATACAAGGCTACTATAGACCTAACTGATTATGCTTGAAATAGAACTAAACCTGCCCAAGCCACCAAGCCTTAACCAATACTATGCGGGTAAGCACTGGGCGATACGTAAAAAACAAAAAGATGAATACTCCAAATTCTGTAAAGAAGAGCTTGAGAAGTTTGACCACTTTACTTGCTCGTCCTATGAAATTCATATTCGCTACCACTCTCGGCACGATGTTGATAATGTTATTCTTGTATCAAAATTTCTCTCGGATACTCTCGTTGCTATGGATATGGTCCAAGACGATGGTAACAAATACTACAAGAGGCTTGACATCCGCATTGACAAAGAGCTACCAAAAGATACTTTCAAAGTAAAACTAAAATGCTATGGAAAAGAATTACCAAACCTGTAAATATATTAAAAACAGAATTGACTTGTACTTGTACGAGATGTCAAGGTTGTTTACTAATATAGGAACCGACTCTACAAAAGAGGAGGTTCAAGAAGCCTACAAGCGTGAGGCTGAATACATTGAACTCATCGCAGAGCTTGACCCTGTAAAGGCTGATAGACTACGAGCATCTTATTAAGATATGTCCTTTGATAACTACTACGAAGATTTAACTCCTGATGAGGCAGATTTCATACTTGATATATACCAAGTCGTTGACCGAATGGTATACAACGGCCACCCAGTCACATTGGTTGGATTGGGATACGAGCTTGGCGTAAAGCCTCAAGAGCTTTCAGACTACCTGCCTACGATAATCCAAATACTCAATAAGGTTGAGCAAGAGTATGAGGTATGATAAACAAGCTGTAGAGCGTGAAGCTATATTGTCTGTAGAGAAAGGTCGGTTGACTGAGCCTCTTGGACTATTTATCCTGCAACGTGCTACAGAGATTGCTGGCTCTGCCTTTGTTACTGACGGCAACAATGAACTCAAACAAGCACTCATTGATGCAGCAGTGATGCGTACTTGTGAGAAGTTTCTACACTACTACGAGCAGGGTAAGTCTGCTGCTAACTTAGTTATCAGTATCATATACTCAACAATGACCAACAAGATAGTAAGCCTCAACCACAGCGATGTGTATGGACACAACATCAAGGGTTATGTAGTGTGTATAGAGGACGGAGAAAAGATAACACGCTTACAGCGTTATATAAAGGATAGTTATTTAAGTGAAAAATTATGATAGAGATTTATAACGATTGGATATTAGTATCCTCAATAGGATTGATGTTTTCATTCCTGTTTATATTTGAACCTTACGGTTGGGTAATGGAAAGACTATTGACTTTTAAGCCATTTAACTGCGTTCTGTGCCTTTCTTTTTGGTGTAGCCTACTCTTGTATGCTTACTTAGAAGTTAATCCATTATACGCTATTTATACAGCTTTCATTGCAGAGCTTTCTTACAGGAAGCTTGTCAATGAATAATGTAAATTCTAAAACCGAGTGGGTGTTTATTTATTGGGACGAACCACAAACAAATCAACAAGACAATGACGGGACTAAATACTGACTTTCACTTTTTCTTTGAGTACAGCGAGTTTGACTCACCTGATGAAAAAGGGAGCTACATTAATATGAGTGTAGACTTCTTAAATAAACTTGCAGCAGCTCGTAAGAGCGCAGCTGTGGGCTTTAAAATTACCAGTGGATACAGAACACCTAAGCACAATGAAAAGGTCGGAGGTGTTCCCTCAAGCAGTCACACGAAGGGACACGCCTGTGATATCTATGCACCCACCTCACGACAAAAATTTATTATTATTAACTCTCTTCTCCAAGCAGGTTTCAACCGCATTGGTGTAGCTAAGAACTTTATCCACGTGGATGATGACCCAAGCAAGGCAGAAGACGTAATCTGGACCTACTAAATGAACAACGATTTTGAACTAAGCGACTCATTCGCCGACTTCGTAGACGAACTATCTAATGACGAGAAAAACAATAACGCTCAATGCTCCATTGATAATCCAGAGTGTGAAGCGTGTGGTAGCTGATTATGGAAAATCCAATAAAGAAACTATTCGTAGGGAGTGCCAAGGAAACTGTGGAAGCGGTTGCCAATGTGGTAGATAAGTTTGTTAAAACCCCTGAGGAAAAGGAAGCTATACGTCAGAGTATAGAAGC